TCTTCACCAAAGTCTAGGTCTTCGCCACCTACACCACCGCCACCGAATGAACCTCCAAGGCCACCGCCTCCACCACTGGTACCACCTTCTTCACCACCTTCTTCGCCTTCACCACCAGTTGCACCACCTTTAAGTGCTGCTTGGTAATCACCGTAAACACGGTCAACAACATCAAACATACCAGTATGCTTGATAACGTTAGCAGTGTTTTGAAGTTCAGCAGATGCTGCTTTTTCCATACGTTGTTCAAGCAAGTCTTGTTTGATTTCATCATCAGACCAACCCATAATTTCTCTATGAGCACGAGTCCAAGACATAGCGGCAAATCCGTTACCAATATCAGATGTAGCATCTTTAAGCAAAGTAACTTTGTTTTGCATGTGTTCAACTTTAAGCATTTCAGCTTGAGTTGATGGGTTATTCAATGTAAGTGTAAAGTTATCAAAATCTTCTTCAAAACCTAACAAATACAAGTGAATAATAGCTATTTTATTAAGCTCTTGAAGCATCGCTTGTTGGATACGATTGATTGTTCTAGAGAAACGTATATCTTGTAATGCCAAGTTTTTACCATCACCAGTAGTCTCATCAAAACCTAAGAATGGTTTAGGTACACGTAAAGATGTAAACAAATTGCTTCTCAAATATTCAATATCGGCAATTTGGTCCAAATTAGTAGCACCAGGTAGTGTATCAATCGGATTAGGTGCATCCTCAGTACGAACTGGGATAAAGTAATCTTGGTCGTTTGATAATTGGTTATAACGTAAATCCATTTGACCAGTTTGTGGGTCAATGATAGGCATACGTTTGAATCTATCAGCAATTTCGTTTACATATGCTGGCACATCCGCATCATCAATGTTACCAACGTAAATTTTATAAACACGTCTTTCTGGTGCACGTGTAACACGATACACAAGCATAGAGTCTTCAGCCAAAATAAGCTGTTTCCAAATACGTCTAGATTTTTCCAAAATAGAAGTACCGTAAGGTAATCTTCTATCATCACCCAATAAACGGAAGTGAGCAATTTGCCATGAGTTGAATTCAACATCACGACCTCTCCAGAAAAATTTGGTTTTATCACCAGCTGGTTGGCCAGCAATATCTCTACCAGTAATCATATCAAATAAACCACCTTCTCTACGTTCCATCTCATAGTTAGGCATTTGCTTTGCGCCCAAAATACCATGTTTATCGTTAATATCTAAAAAAACAAAGTTATCACCGTACTTACAAGTGTTTCTGGTCCACATAGGTAAAGAAACATGTAAGTCTAAACGGTTAAAGAATAAATCTTCCAAGATACCTTTTACACGTTTACTATCTGAATAAACGTTCATAATTCTACCCTTGTCGTTAAGAGTAGTGGATTCTTCCATCATCACATCCAAAGCGGCTGCAATTGTTGGATAGAATTCCATCGCTTCAAAGTCAGAATATGAACCGATACGAGTTGTTTCATAGTTGATAGATTGTTGGAACAATCCACTTTCAACCTTTTTCCACATCGAACCCAAGTACTTGTTTTGTTGAGCTTGTAACTTGGCGGTTTCGTATTCTTGTTTGCTTTGTGTTTTAAGCAAAACATCATTCCCAATATTATATCTTTGGGTTGATGGTGCTTTCTGTGTTATTTTAGCAGCGTCTGGCCCAATGATTTGTCCGAGCCTCTGAAACACTGTTAATCTTCTATTATCTGCCATAATCTTTTTATTTAAAATATAGGTATTTTTTTTTAGAAATAAAGGTTATTCAACGTAATCACATTCTACATAAGCAGAACGTTGTTGCACGTGGTCTACAACTATTATATCATAAACATATCTTGTAATCCAATCTTGACCTTGAGAATAAGGTCTTGCATCACAATAATATGGTGATGTTGGTCTTATCGATTCGTTCATTCTTTTCTTTATCTGGTTACAAGCTGGTGACCATTTATACAATGAAGCTTCGTAAGATTTACTTACGAATACACGATTACATCTATTTGGGTTGGTATTTGGTTGTCTCATGTATATAATTATTTCATTCCGCTAAATAACCACATAAATTGACCAGTTGGGTCCTGCATATTTTTTGATACGGTTGGACTAAACTTAGGTTTTGGTGCGGCTGTTTTATGCCTGTTTTCATTGCTAACAAATCCAGTGCCTTTTTCTTTATCAATCTCAATAGGGTCTTGATTTACACCACCTAACCATGCGCTTAACATAGCTTTGTTTTGTTTTTCAAGCTTTTCTAAGTTTTTAAATGAATGTTCTACCACCCACAAACACATAGCTAATGACATAAGTAAGTCATCATGGTAACCATCCATGTGGTCTGGTCGGCCATTTTTGTAGATAAACGTTTTCATTTCTGAAGTCATTCTAGTAGAACGAATCTTAATACTGTCAGTTCTAATCTTAAATTCTAGGTTAGAAATCATAGGTAAACGTACAGAATTGGCGTGAAAGCCTGGGGTTTTGTTTTCTTTATTGAAAGTGCTTAATTCTCTTTGTCTAGCAGAAAGAATTTTACCATTTGATGAATCATAGTGTAAACGTTTATAGTTGAATTCCAACAATTTTAACACTGTTGATACACCCATACCACCAGTTACATCGACTACGGTATAAGCTTTGTACATTTCACCGTATTCTTCAACCAATTGGGCCAATAAATCTGGTTGTATTTTACCTTGATACTCTAGAACCTGTTCCATGGTCGTAAAATCCAATACAACGATTGTAGAGGCATCTTCACCGTCACCCCTAGAAACGTCCACACCCATAATATATTGATGACCTTCTTCTGGCAACGCCCAAATCCATGTTTCGTTTTCAGGCCCTTTCATTATGATAGGGTCTTTAACGTTGTTTTTGTTTTGATGTTCAATGTATTGTTCATCGATAACGTTACCACCAGAACCGATAAATGATACATCCAATTCTTGTGCAATCATCTTGGCATCATTGTTCATACCCAAACACATTTGCTCATACCAAGTTGATGTTGGTTTCCACCCATCTTCTAATCTTTTGTTGTATGAATCAAATGTAAATTCCGTTTCTTTTTCGATTAAATCATCTTTTAACCATCTCAAATCTTTATTGTAACGCAAATCTTCATACCATTTCATTTCAATGATATTGAAGTTGTTTTTCTTTTGTTTGGCTTGGTCATAGGTTTTGTAATACAATGCATCCATACCACGTGGGGTAGAAATAAGTGTTGCTTTACCACCCGTACCTAACGCTGTCAATGCGGCACCAAATACTTCAGCACCGTTATCAATATATGCGGCCTCGTCCATTACAAGATATGTTGGTGTAAAACCACGCAATGCGTCTTTAGATGTCGCAACCGCTTTTACACGGCTACCATTGGGTAATCTGATTTCTTTCTTTGAATCAGTAAGGAAAATAGATTTACCTTCATTTTTATCGTTTCCATAATATTCCGCACCCCAAACCCATCTTGGCAATTGTGATAAGAAATCCTTGATTTTAGCCAAGAATTCAAAAGCCAATTCCTGTTTGTTTGCGATAATCAAAACCGCTTCTGGGTTATCCACATCGGCAAACCCTACTTTGATTGCCATATAAGCAGCTGTTGTAGTTGATACACCAGCCTGTCTTGGTTTTGTGATTAGATTAAATCTGTGCTTTTCATATGCATGTATGATTTCCTTTTGCCTTGGAAATAACATGAAAGGAACAAACCCCTCTTGTGTCTTGTCAAATGTTTCTAAATAAGTCTCAATAGCATAGATTGGACTACCCAAACACTTAGCGTACTCTTTAAATATTTCAGTCCTTGTTAGCATATTATTTTCTTTATAAATATGCCAAAATAAGATAAAATGCCCTATATCAAATAAATAAGGCCCCTTGAGGGGCCCTATTCTATTGAATAATCATACAATTTAAAATAAATCTTCGTAATTGTATCCTTCTATGTTATCATCTGAATCAGTGTCTGTGTCCTTGTTTTCACCGCTTCCGAAAAGCTCAGTAAAATCAAAGGTTTCAGCGTTTTCGTGTGTTTCTTCACTGCCACCGCTTACTTCATTCATTGCTTCGTTAAACTCATCTTCTTGTAGACCAGCTTTAACTTCATCCAAAATTCCTTTGATTATTTTCTTTCCTTCTTTGGTTCCAGCCATGATTTCACGCATTTTAACGTTAAATTCTTTAACTGGTAACTTAGCTAATTCAGTGTAAACATGATGTTTCAAATGGAAATCATCAGCATCAATCATTTTGGTAAATCTTTCCCAAAGCGCTGGACCCAATCTCATATCCCATGGTTCAGCAGCCAAGAAATCTGCTTTGTTGATTACATACTCACCAATTCTCTTTTTCTTAGGCAAACCATGCGCTGACATCAATTCCATTACACCTTTAACCAATTCATGTATAAGAACTGGGAATACCATAGCTTGAGCGTGAATAACCGCTTTAGGATTAGATGCAGTTGGGAATTGAACTCTTACAACACCACCGTTAACACCGTTTTCCATTTCTGGGATTACATAATACATATAATCAGCGGCAGCCATCATCTTTGAATATTTGTTTGGAAGTCTTGCATCCATTTCAGTTAACTCATCATCCACCATGTGGAACATATGGTTGGTTTTCTTAGCAGCACCTTGAATCATGGCGTTTAAGAATCTACGTTTGTAAACCTCTTCATTTGCATTGGCGATTTCATCATGGTTCTTGAACTGAGCTTCAACGGCCATAGGTTTAGGGTTTTTCTTGGTACCTTCCATGTTGATTCTATCTGTTAATTCACAGTGAATTTCAACAACATCCTTGCTCATATCAAATTCTTCACGAATCATTCGTTCAGCCAATTTCTCCAAAGATTTTCTGTGTTTTGATTCTAATGACATAGCATCCTTAACCAATGGCATCATTTCACGAAGAAGATTACCATTTTCAATGCTGTCAACATCAAAAGCTCTTTTGTAACGTTTAGCTACTTCAGAGAAACGCTCGCCCATAATCTTTTGTTCAAAGGTTGACTCGTCATCAACTGGGAATATTGGATGTTTGCCTAAAGAGTGTTGACGCTTAACCAAATCTTCTTCCAATTTTGGGTGCATTCTTTCAGTAATACCTTCAGGATATACCACACTTTCGTTTAAAGATTTATTTGATTTGGCTTTATTTAAAGCTGCTTCAGCTATTTTTCTATAGTTGCTCATTATTTAATATCTTTTACTTTTATTACTTTTAATACTTTCTTTGATTCAGTTACAGCTGGTTTAGCTTGTGTAGCACCTGTTTGGTCGTAATCTTTAGCCAAATCTCTGTATGTTTTAACTATACTAGCAATCTTGGTATCTGGGACATTTACAATTTGTGCAATAGCCTTTAAAAATGCACCTTTTTCAAGGTCAGTATCTAACTTAGCAAAGTAGTTACCAAACATCTTAGACATTTTGTCAACCAATATTTTAACATCACCTTTTAACTTATCAGTGTTAATACCATCAGCAGTTATTTCTTCTAACTTGATAGCCTCTCTGATTGTTTCACCAGCACGAATAGCCATCAATTTTCTTTTGTTTACCAATTTTTGACCATCTTCCAATTTAATACCTGACTTTAACATATCAGTTATATTCTTGAACTTGGCGATGATTTTACCGCTTTTTGGTTCAACAAAAAATAGTTTATAACCAGCAACATCTCTAAGGTTAACATAATCATCCCATTCTTGTCTATCATGATACGCTAATTCTTCCCCAGAGTAATCATAATCTTCTTCTGTTGGTTTAGGTTGAATATCAGCACCCATCATACCCATAGCTTCCTTCATAGGTCTTGCTATCGTTTCTTCAAAATAATCAACTGGGTGAATAATATTTTCACCGTTGTCATCCATGTCGTTTAAACACATAACGCCCATAACAACTGTTTTGGTTGGGTCAATACCTCTAACCATTTGATAGCTTTTATCACCAATATTGAATGGTTTTGAAATTTGTCCAGTGTTTGCGTCTACTACATTAGAAAGATATTTGATGGTTGCTGGGTCTTGTGGTTGAATAATTTCATTTTCTTCCATTTGACTAGCCATTGACATGCTTGATGATGAACTTGAACTTGAACTACTAGGTTCTAAATCGAATTCAATATTAGGGTTGTTCTTTTGAAGCATGGCCAAATTTTTTGTTTTATTTGGGTCCTTCAAAGTTTTAGAGTCAACGTGTATTTGAAATTTATTTTTGTCCATGGATTTCTTTATTGTATTTTAGTATTAGGTCTTTTTCGTATAACTTTTCCTCTACAGATTCCTTATCCTCACCAAACGTAAAGCAAAGTCTTTTTTCTGGGTATGAATCATACGCATTGATGTTCTCCCATGCCAAAGCAATCACACCATCAACCGCATCCCAAACAGCGAATGTATCACTGTTTTGAACAACATCTAGCTTTAACTCAGATTCCAAACGACCAACCATTTTAATAAAGTTGTCGTGTGGTGGTTCTGGTCGGCCAGATGCTGGGAAAGTGTCCCATTCCTCACCATCAATACCCTTGGTTGTATCTGAAAAGATGAATTCATAAAGATATTCACCTTTAAAGTTTTTACCAACCATGTTTATGTATATGAGAAATAACTTGTTCATTAGTTGATGTACATGTTTAATTCGTAATTGCCGCTTTCCATTCTGTAAATCTGAACATGCAAAGCTTTTCTTTGTGGTACACCACCTTTGGTTAGCTCTTTGGTCAGTCTTTCAGTGTGACCATATCCTACATGTTGTACATCACCCATACCAAATTCAACTTCATCGTAACCTCTGCTATTAGCATAAGCTCTAACAGCATTCAAAGCACTAGAAAGAGTTTTGTGGTATGTTTCATAATCAAACTTACCTTCTTTGATGGCTTTAGGGTCTGGTTGAACGTCTGGCATTGGTAAAAAAGGAGCATCCTTTTTCTTAGGTTTGATTACAGGTTGTTCAGCAGGCTTGGTAGGTGCTGGTGTTACAGTTGGTGCAACTTGTGGTTGGTGCATAGTATTATCTTGATTAAATGTCTCGTTCAACTTACGTTTAAGATAGTTTTTATCAAAGATACTACTTTTTTTTGTTTCTTGCAAGTTTTCTTTGGTTGTTTTATTGTGTTTCAAATAATTGTCAACCCATGCTTGTATCTCATGAACATTAGGTGCGTAATCTTTACCCTTTGTTTTTGTAATAGCGGCATGTGCCATTTTAATCAATTCTTTTTCAGATTTTTGTGCATTTTCCTCAACCATTTTAGATACTGGCTTTCTAGACCACATTCTACATGACCAATATTTTGGAGTTGTTCTGTCTTTTGCTTGAGCGCATTTGTGACGAGCTCTAAAAGATTTTCTTCTTTTTGGGTTATCTCTTCTAATTTCCATGTTAGGGTCACCAAAATTAACCTTCACAACGTTACCAGATTTGTTCTTAACAAATACTTTGAACTTCTTAACATCACCTTTCATTGGCTTACCCAATTTAACACTTCTGCCTTTATATTCAGCTTCATTCATGTTAACATCTTCAACGTTACCGTATTCATCTTCATAACCAGCACCTTTGTCACCGTCATAAGCATTTAATGTGTTGGCTAAGAAATGATAAACTTCTTCAATATCATCAGCAGATGTTGCGATGTGGTCTAAAGCCCATCCATGACCATCTGATAGAATAGAATCTACCATATCATAATCCATCTCTAATATTTCAGATGAAGCATGTAAAATAGTTTTAAGACTTGACCAAAACATGTAATTGTTTGATTCTTCTTCATTCATTTCTTTTTTAGGACCTTCACTACCGTATTCTAAAAAGTGATAAACTTCTTCGATATCATCTTTTGCCGTAATAATGTGTTCAACAGCCCAAGCATGACCATCAGCGATAAGTCTATCAACAGCATGCATGTCCATACCTAAAATTTCTGAGGCATCATCATTAATACCTTTTAAATTTTGCCAAAACATATAATTGTTTGATTCGTTCATATTTTCGTAAACTTTGTATTCTGATTCGTTAGCTGATTTTTTACCCCATGAATCACCTCTACCCTTTGATTTACAAGCGCTAGGTGTTGGTCTACATGATGGGTATTTGCTTCTTTTTTCACCTTCTTTTCTACCACATGGTTTGCACTTGCCATCTCTACATGTATTACAATCTACCCAACCTTGGCTACCTTCACCACCTCTTCTAGAAAACCAACCGTGTAAACCACTTTCTTTTTCTTTTGAAAAATCTGTTTTCTTAGAAGCTTCTTCAATAGATTCGTCATGTTTCTTACGACCTTGACAATGTGCTTTTTGACTGAAACCTTTTGGATTGTTACAATCAATACTTTTTTTGTATTTTTCTGACCATTTTTCATCCAACTGTTCATCAGTCATGCTTTTTAAGTCACCCATTTCTTTCAAGTCTTCCTCTTTGATGTCTTTCCAAATCTTACCTTGTCTGCACTTTACAACAGCACCAGATGCATAAGCTGAAGGCCATACATCGTATTTACGCTTTGCAATTCTAGTACATCTATCAGATTCATCCAAAATATCGTTAGAACCCTCTTGGAACATATTGTTCTTCTTAGGGTCAACAAATAAATTGTTCATGTTTTCATAAATAGTGTACTCAGTCAAGTCTTCTTCTGGAGCATCCAATGCAGGTTCTTCCGCAGGTGTTTCTTCATCAGATTCTGGAGCTACATCATCACCTTTACCAGCTTTTTTAACTTTGTTGATGATATCTTTTTGGTCTTCAGCATCCATTTCAGAAGTATGGGTTGCTGACAATAAAGAATTGATTGCGAACTTTTCTAATTCGAAATCTGGTTGACCTTGCTCGTCATTGTATTGTCTAAGGGATTGACCTAATTTACCAGTTAATTGTTCGATAAATTTTTTAGGGTCAGATTCTTCATCAGCCTCAACACCAGCATCAAATGGGGTGTCATCAAATGGCTTATCATCAGCTGGAGCAGCTGACGCTTCAGGTGCCGCTGGAGCTTCAGTATCCATTGGCATATCTGGAATAGCTGGAGCTGCTGGTTCTGGTGTAGAACCAGCTAGCTTCAACTTATATTTTGTGTCTTCAGTTAGACTTTTTTTTTTAAACCCTCAGTTAAAGAATCAATAATTTCATCCATTTTATCCATGGCTGTCATTATTGACATTTTTGATTCGTTTACACCTTTTTTTGCACCAGCAATTTTATCAGCGTAAGTTATTTCATCCTTAGGTTCAGCCAAAGCAGCGAATTTCTTTTCTTTATCAGTCATTTCTTCAGCTTCTTCAACACTTTCTTTTTCACCTCTTAATTTTTTGAAATCATCAGCATCTAACTTTCCGTTTTTGTTAACGTCAAGTTCCTTTTGACCACCATGAAGCTCTTCTTTTGCCATCATTTCATCGATAGCTTTTTCTTCTTCACTCATGTTTTCATTCATCCAACATTCTTCAGCCCAACCTTCTTCAGTCATTTCTTCTTTGATGCCTTTTTGCTTCTTAACATCCATAACACAAGCTTCGTACTTCTCTTTGTTTTCTCTACCAACACTAGCTGTACAAATAGCCCATGGATTGTTTTCAGCATCTTTTGCTTCGTACATAGGTTTGTTACCCTCCAAGTTTCCTTCACCTGAAAAACCCATACCTTTCATTTCAGAAAATCCAGCAACGCCAGATTCATTCAAAAGGTTATCGTTCTCGAATACGTTGATTTCACCATCAAAGTTGTAAGCTTCAGCCAAGCTCTTGAATTTGAAATTCAAATGCTTGATAGCTTTTGCATATGAAGGGTAAGCTTCGGCTTTCTTGTTTTGTAAACCACCGATATACTTGAAATCTTCAGCGATTAAACCTGTAGTTTTATCAGCCTTTTTGATGTACCATTCATGGTTTTCACGGATGATAGCATAAGCTTGTCCGTCAGGACCCATCTTGGTCAATTCAACAACAACATTTGATTTGTTTTCGTTGATTGAACTTATACCCATCAATTCTTTCATTCTCTCGTTGATTTGGTTTCCTTTTAAACCAACTGGACTGATTCTATTGTTTTTATTCATGATTGTTAATTATTTCGTTTTCTTTAGTTTATTATAAATATGTGGTATTTTATGAAATTTTAATTGATACCACCAAGACCAGAACTACCTTGGAATACATCTTGTTTTTCACCTAACAAGTAACATCCAGTACCGCCACTTAAAGTTCTTACCCAAATTTTTATGTTGGATTGAGCACCAACACTAACGGTTGTGCCATTAAGTACCATAGTACAACCAGCGCTACCACCATATATTTCAGTATATGTGTGAGCAGTAAAGATTGGTGCGTTTGCAGGTACAATAATGCTATGAATATCGTTTATATTTGCCATTCTATAAATGTTTTCTTATAAATATCCTTAAAAAGAAAAAAGCACCAAAATTGGTGCTTTTAATGTGATTAATTCATAATCATAATCTTTTTTGGTATACCATTTTCTATCATAATATAATAAGTGTTTGGTAATGGTTCAACCACTTCAACACCAGACAATGTAAAATACCTTTTTTTAGATTCTAAAATGACATGGTTCATGGCTATTATAGTCGAATACTCAATGTAACCATCATTATCAATTGACTTTATCCTGTAATAATTTAATCCAAATAGCGGATTTTCATCATAATAAAAATAATCTTGTTTGGTAGTTTTATCACCAGTAGAATTTAAGATACCAATTACCTCCCAACCGTTTAAATTATTAGACCTTTCTATTTCAAATCTATTAAGGTTTATTTCGCTAACGGTTGTCCATGACAATTTATTGGTATTGTTTTGTCTTTCGACATAAAAATTAACCATTTTGATTGGTAATATAGGGTTTAATGAACCAATAAGTTTAACA